GCCAATAAATTTTTATGTTTATTGTAATAGAGTATTGGACAATCAAAAGTATGCGCACTATAGACTTGCAATAAATTAGCAATATTATTTATAATATAATATTTTATTTGCTCCAAACTAGTAGTTGGGTCTAGTGTGAAAAACTCACAAAACTTCTTGCGCGAGGGTTGCCCTATAACTTGCGGACAAACTTTTCCATCTTTTTTGGTTGTTTTAGCACTTAAATGAATTGCTGAGTCGTCTATGCATTCAAAATCATATTTGCTTCCGCGACTGGCACAATGTTTAATGTTATAAGGAAACACATTTTTAAGATTAGTAAGTCTATTTTTGAGAGAATGGGCATGTTCTAAACTATATTTGTAATTTCCGTCATAGGGTGTTTCATAATATAAACATAACGCCATTTCAAATATTTTACCTAAATCTTCTGTAAGCACTTTTTTGGTTGTTGTTGTTGTCATAATTGATTATTATTGTTATAAGTCTAATAATAATAATAATCTTTATTTCAATTTTAATTATACAAACCGATTTTATTATATAAAAAAAATTGATTTATTACTATACTAAATTTATAGTTAGTATAGTAATAAGAATAATGCCTTTTACAAAAGCAACCAAGTTTTTATATAGCAAGACGCTATTTAATATGTTATTTTTAAATGAAGTGGGACCTCTTGGGCGATGGAGTCAAGAACGATGTGCTATTAAATTAAATAAGAAAATAGATTTGGCAAATGAAGACAACTGTGGTCCTTGTGGTGAATATATATTAACTAAATTAGATTTGACTAAGACAAATAATACTAAGACTATTAGTCCATATTTAATTGCCGAACACGAAGAGCAAGAGCAAACAAAACATTAATCATTAAATAGCGAACTCAATTTTATATTTGCCTCATTATAATATTTTTTTCTATATTCTCTCATAGTTTCGTCTTTAATGCGTGTAGTTTTAAAATAATTATATGTTTTGTTTTCTTGTAATAATTCTATTATAAAATATAACGCATACATCCCACATTGTCCATCTCCGTATTGATGTGTAAAACCTTCATTATTATCTACTACTAATTTAATATTTAAATTATGTGCTTGATTTACTATTCTTTCAATTAAAACTTTGATTTGTTTTGGTGTTTTACTTCCATTACTATCAAAATAAAAAATAAATTTTTTAGTTAAATCTAAAAACAACGCTATCCAATGTTGTCCTGGTTTATTATGGGGATCAGTATTAAATATTACACCTATTTTACTAATCTTATTTTTAATGTGTTCCTCTAAATTGAAATTACATAATTGCTCCCATACACAAGTTGAAAATAATTCTTTAGAGTCAAAATCTATTGGTGATGGTCCAATAAATTTGAAATTGCTATGTGATTTTTCATATTGTTTCATTATTTTTATTATATCAACACTAGATAACCAAGTATTTGGTTTTGTAGACCATCTTTCCGGAGAAAAAGGTTTGAATATTTCTTTTACTAACAATTCACTATTATTAACTTTATTTAATGGAGTATTTTTTAACCAACATAGTTCATCATAACATTGCTTATTCAGTTTGTTTTTAAAATATTCCCATATTTCTCTGCTATTATTTGTAACTATTTTATCGCTATTATTTGCATTCCATACATCTTTAAATAATTGTAAATTACTTCGTGAATAGCAAGTATAATCCTTTAATTCATGGTCTAAATTTTTTGTTTGATATGGCGAACATTTTAGTTTATTAAATTGTTTATTAACTTTACGAGTTGTTCTTTGTTTTCGTCTATGTAAACGCATTTTAAATGATTTTGGTAATATTTTTTTTGTTTTTGTAAAATTTTTATATATATTGCTTTTTACATTAATCATAATAATTATAACTTTACTAATTAATATATAATTATAAAAAAATTATTCCCTTTTTTGTGGAAGTATTTTTTTATTATACTTGTTTGATTTTCTAACAACAAATAAATCTAAATTTTGTATTTTTTTTGAAGTTTCATTTTGGGGACACATACAATTAATTGTTTCAGCAGTTATATTAAATTCACTAACTGTTTGGTTATTTATAGAACTGTTTGAGTAATCTTTTAGTTCATCTTTTATTATATTTTTCATTTTTTTTTCTTTTAAATGTAGTATTAAGTTTAAAACATATAATAAATAATACATTTTGTATTTCTCATTAATATTAGTATTAGTGGTAACATCACTATTGCTATTATTACTCAATATTTTTTCTAAAGTAGAATTATTATATCTTAAAATTTGCTCTTTATATATATTAATATTGTCTTCTAAATTATCAAAAATTTCTTTTAATAAACTATTATTACTTAATAAATTTTCTAACTTATTTGTTTTTGCATATTGAACTTGGTTTGTTAAATATAATAAGTCTATATTGTTTATAAATGATTCAATTGGTTTAAGTTCTTTAGGTTCTTTAAGTTCTTTAGGTTCTTTAAGTTCTTTAGGTTCTTTAAGTTCTTTAGGTTCTTTAGGTTCTTTAGGTTCTTTAGGTTCTTTAGGTTCTTTAGGTTCTTTAGGTTCTTTAGGTTCTTTAGGTTCTTTAAGTTCCTTAGGTTCTTTAAGTTCTTTAGGTTCTAAATCAATAGAAACTACATTCATTTGTTTTGATTTCTTAATTTTATTGTTTTTATTGTTTTTATTATTTTTATTGTTTGGTTCCATAAGGTTCGTATTATAATAAACATTATTTTAAATCTTTTAATTGAACTCGTGTTGAGTTATAAAATATTTCATTTCCAATTGAACTCGATATATTTGGATTAAAATCGTTGAAACTTTCTTCTTTAAATAATAAATGCTCATCTAAATTATTACTATGTGTAAAAAAATTAATAGCGTTTTCATATAAATCACTCGACCTATTTGGAAGATACACTGCTTGGTCTGCTTTTTGTAAAGCAAAAAATTGATTTCTTAAGGAAGACTCTTTATCAATATTTCTTGCAAAACCATAAAAATGTGGTTTCCTAGTTCCTGGAAAAAATGTGTTGCTTACATCATATAATGTATTGGTATTTATTGAAACAGATGATTCAATAGGGAGATTGTAAGTAGGCATCAAAGTATATTTTGTATTTACTGGTCTAAATGAAAAATTCATTCCTAAATTATTTGATGGAAAATTTCTATTTGCTATTGAATTATTCATATTATTATGTTGTTCAAAATTATGTAAAGTTACATTATACAAATCACTTGTTGTTGCCATTTTATATTATAAATACTATATAAATTTATTTAAAACAATTTATATAAATTATTTTAAACAATTTATATAAATTTAAAGAACGAATATAATATAAACCATATTTTGCTTAAAAAGTAAAAAAATTATTTATTAAATTTTTAAACATAAAAATAGCTCGTATAAATATTTAGCGCTTACGCTCCTTAACAATATTATAATTATTTAAGTTATATGTTTTATGGGTCTTGTTGTTATTATACAATAATGTTTTTGATAAATGGAGTTTTGTTTCATAATGCTGCTTCTTAATTTGTAGAAGTTTGTTTTTCTCTTGTGCTTTCAAATAATTTAAGTCATACATATTTGACATATTATTAGTATTAAGTAGACTGAGCAAAATCAATGCCGAAGTCGCCATTATAATTATAACTTTTATCAATAAGTAATTTAAAAAACCAATCAATTTTTTTTTGTAAAAAATAAAAAAAATGCGTCTTTAACCCAGTGCACTACCCTTCATCATAAATATATTTACATCTTAATTATAATAGTAGTAGTTAGTAGTAGTAATGTTATTTGTTTTAAAAAGCGCTTGGTCTTGACAAATTATGAGCAACACTAGTTAAGTTTAAATACTTGCCCCTTTTGGCGAACAAGCGGTGGCGGTTTTCTATATTGTTGCATATAATAATTAACAACATAGTTTCTAATATTGTAGAAAATCTGAAATAGATTTACACCAAAATTCACCTTGCTAATGCTATTCATCTTTAATATTTAAATACTATGAAAAAGAGTAAATGTTAAAGCAAATCAATTTTTTTTAACTATAACATATTATTTACTTAGTATCACAAAGACTTGTCGCATCATTATTAAACCAAGTCATTTTAATAGTTTTAATATTTGTTTTTATAACATTATATGAGGTGCTTAAAGCATATAAACTCATTAATTTGTAATATTCTCCATTTTGAATCCAACTAATAACATCATAATAATTACTATAACAATGTGATATGTTTATAATGCTAGGTATAAAATTATGAATTTCTTTAAGTCCAATAGTATCAAATTCTTTCCAAAACACATTTTTCCCAAATAATTCATAATTATATTTATCTAAAATATATTCATCCATTGTTTCATAGCAATGGCTAGGATAATTATATAAATCTAAATATTTTGTAATATTATCACTATTCATAACAATAGATTTTATAGTTTTTTCTATTGAACTAATTAATTCTTCATCTACCATCATATTTATGGTGTTGTTATAATAATGTCAAATAATTATTTAGTCAATTTTTTTATAATCTTTTCATATTATGTCTTTCTAATTTATTATTAATTTCTATTATACATTCACTTGTTGATGTAGTAAATAAATTGGGAATAAATGAATGAATAAATGCTTTAATGCATGAAATAAATAATATAAAAGCATAATTTAAAGAAACAATCATATGTTCAAAATAATTCATATTTGAATCTCTCAAATGTTTAAAATCAAAAAACATAATATATAAAATAAGCACATTTTATTTTTAAATGGTAAAATTGAATTAAATATTGATTAAATATTGATTAATTATTGATTAAATATATATATACAATATAAATAATACATATAATATGAACATACTAGAAGACACTATAGTATTAGTTAATAGTAAAGAAAAAAATATAAATAAACAAACACTAGGTCAATTTTACACGACCCACCATGAATATATTTTACAAAATATGAACATTCCTGATAATATTATTAACATCATAGAACCATTTACTGGAAATGGTGATTTAATTACTTTTATAGAAAAACAACAAGAAAATAATAATGTCAACTATAATATTGAATGTTATGATATTGAACCAACTAAAAATTATATAATAAAACAAGATACCATTAAAAATCCTCCTAGTTATAACAATAAATATATAATTACAAATCCCCCATATTTAGCAAGAAACAAATCTAAAATTAAATCTTTATTTGATAAGTATGATGTAAATGATCTATATAAGTGCGTTATTAAAGAAATTTTAACAAATTTTTGTTTAGGTGGAATATTTATAATTCCGCTAAATTTTTGGTCGTCAATACGCGTTGCAGATATTAAATTAAGGCAAGCATTTTTAGAAAAATATAATGTGCTACTATTAAATATTTTTGAAGAACAAGTTTTTGATGATACAAGTTATACTATTTGCTCTTTTCAATTTGAATTAAAAGAAAATAGTAATGGCGAAAATAGTAATGTATTAAATATTATTGTATATCCATCAAAAACAATTATAAAAACAGAATTAAATAGCACTAATAATTTTATGATTGGTGGTGCTATATATAATTTAAAACTAAAAAATAATTATAAAATAACACGACTAACTAAAAAAAATAAAGAAAAATGTAATACAAATATTTTAGTAAAATGTATTGATGACAATAGTAATTCGCAAATCGGATTATCATTTGTTGAAGACAAAGATATATATATAGATAGCACCCCAAATCAAACAGCAAGAACATATGCTACTTTAATAATTGAACCAAAAATAGATATAACTAAACAACAACAATTAGTAATAAAATTCAACAACTATTTAAATGAACATAGAAAAAAATATAATTCATTGTTTTTGACAAATTATAGAGAAAGTAAAGATATTGCCAGAAAGAGAATATCATTTGACTTGGTTTATTGTATTACTGAATATATATTAGATAATTTTGATACACAATGATTATTGCATTAATACTTTCACATTTTTTTGAAAATCATATAAACTACCAATAAATACATATTTTTGAATATGTCTATATTTTTCTTTATTTAATAAATAAAGAAATTTCTGCATATTATGATAACATTCATCTCCATCTAAAATATTAATAAAGTATGTATTATTATTTAATTTCATAAAATATTTTATTAAATATTCCATTTGGTATTTAATAAAATGATATACTTCTCTCAAACTCCTGGTTTGTGCTCCTCCAGCATCGCACACAAATTTAAGATTAAAATAATATTTGTTACTATTTTTAATTAACACTCCATCAAAATTTTCTGTATATTCGTAACCATCACTATTTTTCATTGGGCGACTATTATTGGTAATTTCATAATATTCCATATTAATTCTATCATGTGTCTTCTTTAAAATAGTTCCTGTGATTTTTTCAATTAAATCAATTTGATATTTTTCACATTCATTTGCTTTTCCGTTTTTATACCACGCTCTAGTTTTGCGCCACTCTTTTGTTTGAAAATATGATTGCGGAATTAAAATGTGTTTTGTTTTCAAAAACATGCGAACATATTTTTGAATAGTTATAATTTGACTATTATATTTGTGATTAGTTGTTATTTGATTCATTGCTTATAATAACTAATACTTATTCATTTCATAAGATAATATATCAATTTTTTTTGCAAATATATGGTTATATATATGATATATTGTATAAATTATATACAATAACATAATAATTTTTAATACAAATGTTCTTGATACAGCATACGGCCAATATGGTAAAAAATATGTAAAAACTAATGCTTCTAACCATAATGAATATATAATATTATTATATTCAAAGTATTTTTTTACATTTAATAATGGATAAAAACCAACAAGATGCATTATTGTTCCACCAATAAAAATACCTACTAATTTTTCCTTTATCATTTTATAATAAGAATCAATTATTCCAACTATTCCAATTAATAAAAAAATTAAACTTACATATTTAATATAATCTTTAAAAAAAAATATTAATATAAAAGTAACTGGAACTAATACCCAACTAAATTCACCGCGAAAGACTTTATAATGATAATAATATACGTTATTATTTTTGAATGTTATTTTCATTTTATAGCTTATATAATATAACTATAAAATATAAAATAGAAAATATAAAATATAAAAAGTATAAATATTTTATATATAGTTTATGAATATTGACTTATTACAACAAGCACTTGAAAACGATGATAATTTAAATATTATAAATACAAATATTCAAGAAATAAAAAAAAAGAAAAATGAGATATTACAAGAACTCGGTTTAAAACGTGAAGATTTAAAAAGTTATCACAAAAAATTAAATGGTTATATGTATATAGATAACATAAAAGATTTAAAATATGGTCGAAATTTAAGATGGATAAATTTAAATAAAATAGATGCTATTAAAATAACAAATGGAGCACTATTGTGTGATATTAAAATACACGACAAAGGATTAGCGCTAGTATTAAAAGGTTATAATCATAACTATATTACGCTATATTTAAATGAAAATATAATATTTCAAAAATTAAATGCCGAAGAAGAAATAATACTTAAAGCAGTTGATTATTTACATAAACAAAATTGATAGTGTTATAAAAAATTGATTAATTATATATATATTTATATATTTACTCATTTACTTATTTACTTATTTACTTATTTACTTATTGTAAATAAATATTCTTTACAATCTTGAAAAAATGATTTGCCAGTTGCCAACCGATATTATGGAACTTATTATTAAAAATATACCTAATTGTCAAGACCTTATAAATATGAACATGTCTTCTCATGTATTGCGTAAAGCAACTAGATTTACTATTGCTAAACACATGCTATCAAAAAATTTGAAAAAATTTACTAAAAGGCGGTTCTGTGTTAATATTTGTTGCTATGATGATACAGCAGATTTATTTATAAATGTTCATAATTATTATAATAGGCGTTATGTCCATAAATGGCAGAAACCATTAAATAGTTCAAACATAATAGTTAATGATAAAATATATAGCATTAATTCTCATTATTGTTGCGAGTGCTTTAAAAAAAATGTCTTGGTTGGCAATAATGAAAAAGTATTACATAACTATCGTATTCCCAATCAAGTTAATGTAACATTTTTATAAATAAAATAATATAACATAGCATAACATAAGACACCTATAAAAAATTGATTGTTTATTTAAAAAACAATTTTTTATATTCTGAGTCAAACTATTTATATTTATACGAAAAGTTTATTTATTAATGACTATCACTTTTTGCGACCTAAATAATGATGTTATTTCAATTATTATAAGTCATGTAAAACATTATTATTACCTTGCTCTTTTTAAGAGGACATGTTTAAGTAATTATAATAGCGTTTCAAAGTTGTCAATTGCCAAACTTATGCTGACATCTAGACTTAGTCAATTTTCCCCAAGAACATTTTGTGTTAATATTAATTGCAGCGATGATACTAAGGAAGTATTTTATAGGCATTATCGCAATGGTTATGATAGTTATGTTCATATTAAGCAATTTGCCTTAAACAAAACAATACTTTTAATTAATGAAAAAAAGTATTGTCTTAATACACATTATTGTGGTGAATGCTTAAAAAAATTTGTTTTAGTTGGAGACTTGAGAAATGTTAAGCACAATTATGACTATATAGATGAAGTAAATATAACTTATACAAGATGTAAGTATATATTTATCTAAGAGGTCTTGTTATACTTTTATAAAATTGATTACTTATTTTTTATATTTGTTTATAGTCTGGACAAAACAGCAAAGAGCAAAGAGCAAAGAGCAAAGAGCAAAGAGCAAAGAGCAATATGTCAACCGACCACATTTCGTTTTCGGTTGCTAGAGAGCGGTTGAAGGAGTTTTTTGAGAAGTTTGTTCCGACCAAGAGAGAATGCTGTATCAATCCAGAGTGTGTCAAGGAGACAGAAGCAGCAGTGCTATATATATGGGAGGCTAATTCGCTAGCATATGAGCATACAGAGCGGCAACCAGCGTTGAACATTACAACTGCGTGGGTGAATGGCAAACCACATTGGATAAGGTCTCATTATTGTTGTGAGTGCTTCAAGAAACATGTTTTGGTGGGAAAAAACAAGAATGCTTCGCAGCACTATGGAAATTATTGTGATGGTGTTCAAGAGGTAGAGGTCTACTTTCATAATGAACCTTGGCCTTCTACATGGTTCAATTGTATTACGGAGGAAAATCAGGTGCTAACAGAGTTTCAGGAATACATGTTGGCATACAACTAAACACAACGATTAGGAGACCTTTTGATTGGCATTGGTAAAAAATTTGAATACTTTTTTTTGATAATTATTTTATATTATTGATATACTTTTTAAAAATTGAATACTTTTTTTTTCTATTTATTTATAGTCTGGACAAAAAAGCAACAAGCGACAAGCAACAAGCGACAAGCAACAAGCGACAAGCAACAAGCGACAAGCAATGATGATGTGCAAAGATTGCGCTATCAACATTTGCGACTTGCCAAGCGAGCTCATTGCTATGATTGTTGACCGCCTTGGAAACAAAGACTACCTTGTGAGTTTCAAAGAGACGTGTGTGTTGTTTAGCAAATCTGTGAGCCAATTTTACATTGCAGGACAAATGGTTTCGGTGAAGTTTGGAGTGTTTACTGAACGCTATGTTGACAAGCGTTTTGAGAACCAGTATGTGATGGGTGACTGTGCGAACGCAAACTGCTACTATGATACTGAAGCAGTGTGTGAGTATGTATGGAATTACGGATACAGGCGGTATAATCATCGCATTCAAAAGCCCATGCAATCAACAACAATGTTTGTCAATGGAAAAGAGTACCCAGTCAAGCATCATTATTGTGCTGAGTGCTTTGTGAAGTATGTTTTAGTTGGGTCAAATCCAAATGTGTCTCGGCACTATGGAAATTATTGTAGCAACGGCGACAAGCAAGTGGATGTGACCTTCAACGCGGAACCAACACCTTCAACATGGATACATTACCAAACAGGAGAAAAGAAACCATTGTTGGACTGGCAAGTAAATGCTCTCAATGGTAAGTTTGATTAGTCTTTGTTTTAAGTGTGATGTTTGTGTGTATTATTTTTTTTGCTTTAGTGTTTGTTTTTTATTTAACAGTAATTTGCCATTTATTGTTTTAGTCAATTTATTTTTATTTGTTTTGCTTGTTTTTAACATCGTCCTTTTTTTGCACGAAAATCCATTTATTTTTAAATGTTTGCGTTGTAGCACACTATGATTGCATATTCCAATAGCGCGACTTTCTTTGTTACCTGGATTAGGAACTTTTTTAATACAACTACATAGTTTCTTCGCTATTATGTTTTCTGCCATTTTTTTAATAGAACTTAAAGATATGTTTGAATTTATTTTAATATTATAATAATTTAAAATATTAATATAATCCTCTTTTGTTAAATTCATTAACTATTATATATTTTATATATATTTTATATATATTTTACATATATTTTTATAAAATATATAATATTTTACATATATTTTTTGTAAAATATTATATTTTACATATATTTTTTGTATAATTATATATATATAATTATTATGAATTCCAAAAAAATACTTAATTATACATTAATAATTTCTATTATTATTCAAGTAATAACATTTATAATAAGTGTTCATGGTGTTTTTACAGAAATCCCAGTTATATATCATTTAATAAAAGACCTAATTTTATTAGAAGTATTTGTTCAATTAATTGAAGGAGTTTTTTATATATGGTTAGCATTTAATTTTTTAAAAATTACTAATATAACTCCAAAAAGATATTTTGATTGGGCAATAACAACTCCAACTATGCTTATTACATTAATTGCTTATTTAATATTTATTAATGCTAAAGAAAAAAATCAAACACAAGGTCTAAATTTAATTTCTATTTTAACTACTAATTCTAATGTTATTATACCAATATTGCTTTTAAATTGGGCTATGTTGCTATTCGGTTATTTGGGAGAAATGAAAATTATTCCTGTGTTATATTCTATAATTCTTGGGTTTATACCATTCATTATTTATTATGCTATGATTTATCTCAATTTTGTTCAAAAAACTAATGATGGTTATGCATTTTTCTTATATTTCCTGTTTTTTTGGTCATTATATGGAGTTGCGGCTGCTTTACCTTATTATGCTAAAAATATTTTATATAATATTTTAGATCTTTTTTCCAAGAATTTCTTTGGACTATTTTTAGCGTATATAATTTATACAGGCAAATATTAAATATTTATACTAAATGAAGTATAAAAATATAATATAAATACTAATAAATGTTTTATATGGGAAAAATTTTTTATAATGTTATATTAGAATTTAATAAGGCACTATGTTAATAGAAAGTGCAATTCCAAATAGTATTAATTATGTATTAGTCTTTGATTTAGATGAAACGCTCGGTCATTTTTCACAATTGTATGTATTTTGGTCATTATTTGCTAATTATATTAATAATAGTGATGAACTTCTATTTTTTAAGTTATTGGATAGTTTTCCTAAATTTTTACGCCCTAATATATTAAATATTTTAAAAGTTATAAAGCAAAAAAAAGAGAAAGCTTTATGTAATTATGTAATGATATATACTAATAATAATGGCCCAAAATCTTGGGCTATTATGATTCAAAATTATTTTCACTATAAATTAAAATATCAATTATTTGATAAAATAATAGGTGCTTTTAAAGTTCGCGGTAAAATAATTGAGGTTTGTAGAACTTCACACGGAAAGTCTATGAAAGATTTTATTAACTGCACAAAATTGCCGTCAAATAGTCAAATATGTTTTTTAGATGACCAAAAACATAATGAAATGTATCATGAAAATGTATTATATATAAATTTGAATCCATATAGTCATAATATTAATTTTAATATTATGGCATCTAAAACTTATGATAAACTGCATGCTTATTTTCCCAAAAACAAGTCAAAAGAAGATTTTATTAATTACATTGCTAGCAATACACATAATTACAAACTAGAGCATTTAAATAAATCAAAGGTGGAATACAATATTGAGCAAGTTTTTAGTAATGTGTTAATGAAAAAAATAGATGCGTTTTTTAATTCTAAACCGCAAAAATTTACAAAGAAAAACAAGAAATATTGACTTTAATTAAACAGTTTTGTTATAGTATTAGTTAACATACTAATAAAATTATCTATATTATTACTAACACCGGTACTTAGACTATTGATGCTATTATTTATAATCAATTTAGCATTGTTCTGTAAATAACTTTCTATAGAAGCAATTATAGTGCTCGTTAATAATAAAAATATACCTGATGAAAATACTAGCTGTCTATCAAATTCTCCAAAACTGCGTTTGTTATATGTAATCGGATTATAATATATAACTAACAAAGAACCTATATATATTCTCAAAAATGACTTAAGTTGTTCTAAATATTGCGGCGCATAACCACTAACACCTAATAGCACTATAATATACAATAAAAAACTTAATCGCAACAAATATAAGAAAAATACCTCGTTTACTTTAGTAATTTTAAACATATTAATATTAATAAATATTTTAATTCATAATTATTTGACTTCATAATAATTTGATTTATTATTAACATAACAAATAATATACAAAGTATGTCCTAGACCCCCCAAAATATAAATTCTGACAAATTGCACTTTTTTTGAAAAATATAAATTGAAATTTTTTTGGGTTTTGGACATTTATAAATGTCCATTTTTGATTTTTAAGAATCTTTATATAATTTTTTAGAATTTTTGTTTATAAAAACACATTTTGCCGCTTTAAGGTAATAAAAAAAATGAAAAGATGCTAAAAAAAACCTTACCATAAATATTTTTTCATAATTTTCGAATTTGTGCGCGTTTTTTATAAGTATTAAATACTTATAAAATACTTATACTTTTCGCGAAATTTCGCGCCAGTTTTATGATATGTTATTTGCGAGACCATATATGCGGTCATATAATACATATGGCATTTTTTAAATTGCAGGCATTTAAAAATACTTATATTTGGCGCGAAATTTTAGAAAAATGATTTAAGAGTTTTTTATAAGTATAATATACTTATAAATGACTTATAAAAAAAGCGCAAAAAACTCCATTTTTTATGAGTGCAATTTATGTGATTATAACACGTGCAAAAAAGGAGATTACAATAGACATTTATACACGCAAAAACATAAAAATAACGAAATACTTATAAATGGCGCGCATACAACAGATAAAATATTTACTTGTGAATGTGGTAAAAAATATAAACATAACCAGAGTCTATATAATCATAAAAAAAAATGCGACTTTGAAGCTAGTGCGCATAATAAAAATGAGGAAACTAATTGTCAAGTTATTACACAAAATAATATTGACCATAATATGATAATGAAATTAATATCTGAAAATAATGATATCAAAAATTTATTAATAATACAGCAGCAGCAATTATTAGAACAACAGAAGCAATTAGGCGAACAACATAAACAATTGGTTGAAATAGTACCCAAAATAGGCAATATAACAAACAATACGGCTCATATAAAACAAAATTTTAATATTAATGTTTTTCTGAATGAGCAATGTAAAAATGCAATAAATATGAATGATTTTATAAAGCAAATTAAACTAACTTTGGAAGATTTGGATTTAACAAAAAATAAAGGATTAGAAATTGGATTGAGCAATGCTATTATTCAAACAATCAATAAAATGTCGCTCTTTGAGAGACCATTGCATTGTACTGACCCAAAACGAGAAACATTATATATAAAAGATAATGACCTATGGGAGAAAGACAGCGATAAAACAAGAATAAAAGGGGCTTTGCATAATTTAAATAAAGCACATTTTAAATTAATTCAAGATTGGATTGCTGAAAATCCAGATTTTAAAGAAAATGATGCAAAACAAGACTATTTTGCTTATTTATTGAAAACTTGCTCTGTTAGTTTAAAGACGATTGATGACAAAATTATAAAAAAAATATGTATTTGTAATAATTTGAAAGACAATTTAAAACAATTAGAAAACATTAATTGGGACTAATTTACTAAATTAATTATATCTAATTATATTAGTTTATAGTTATGCCTCAACAAAATCCTTTAAAAGGACCGTTTGATTTTATATGTAAAATAAGTAAAGCTTTTAGTAAACTTTATCCAGTTTTACCTTTAATGTACACTGTTTTAACAATAATATTTATAATATTAGGAATAGTAGGAATAATAGCATTTGCAGCAGGACAGAAATTTAAAAATCTGGCGCGCACTATTTACGCATTTGTTTATTTTATAACAAGTTTTTTAAATATGCTTATAATATTTCATGCTACATATTGTTCTATGGTCATTCCAACCAGAGAGAAAACCGAAGAAGTTCCTCCGGCAACTACTTCAACTGCAAGTTCAAGTATATTTAATAAAATAAATAAGCCAATGGAAGGAGGGAAAGATTATCCAATTATATCTAAAATACTTACAAAAATTTTTGACTTTATAAATAATATAATTCAAAATAATAATGCTCCATTTATTATTATGCAAGTATTATCTACATGTTTAATTGTAATAGTTACTAGCTTTATGTCTGTTATATTTGGTGGCATATCTAAAGCAGGTTATGAAATGCATTGTACTGAAAGCAACCAAGTTTTCAGTGTTCCGTGGCTTGGAAAAATAGTAGATTTCTTTATGCATTTACTTTTACTAATATCATCTATATTTCTAGTATTTTATTCTTTTGGGAAACTAATATTCAATAGTGTATCTGCTGTGGGTTCGTTATTTGGTTTTTCAATGGGTAGTGGTTCGCAATCAGACGTGGTGGCAAGAAAAGTAATGAGAGAAGCACAAGTACCTGGTGATGTAGTAGCAGATGTTAGTCAAGCAATTAATGATGCTAGTATGTTTATGAATGAGTGGCCAGTGATGAGAGCAGCATTCATAATATCATTATCATATTATATAATACAATTAATCTTAGAGATGTTTAAAAATATTATTTCTAATAATATTGTTTTACTTACTAGTTGGAAAACAACTCAAACAGAATGTAGCGATGAACCAAATAAAAAATCAAAAACAGAGATAGAAAGAGGATTAGTATTATTTGGTAATATATTACTATTTATACTATTAGTTGTAATTACAATAGGTTTGATATATGTTCATATACAGTTTAGCAGTATTATTAATCAAGGTCTTGGAGTAGTTCACAAATTCTATCCTACCGCATCAGCACAAATAGGTGTTCCGCTTACATTTGATGGCGTAAAAGCATCTGTTGTAAAAGCAGCCAAAGAGGCAGGTGTAAAAATAGATGCAGACAATATGCTAAGACAATCAGAAAGGGAGTTAATAAAGCTGGGAGTTGAGGAAGATTTTAAACTGGAAGATCTTAAGAACATGATAAAATTGTCTGATAATATGGGTAAAAATATCCAAACACAACTTGCTATAAGTAAACCTGATGCTAAAACAAAGCAAGTTGTCGAAACAAATCATATTGATGAAAATAAAACTTCAGGAACTGCTGCTTGTATTGCTGCTGCTTGTACTGCTGCTTCCGATGTTCCTCCTCAAACTAATAAATCTGCTTCTCCTGAAGTATCATTGCCTAGAACCGAAATACCATTTTCTTCTAAATCATCGTCTTCTCCGCCTGAATCATCGTCTTCTCCTCCTTCTGAACCATCGCCTCCTCCTGCTCCTGAACCATCGCCTCCTCCTGCTCCTGAACCATCGCCTCCTCCTGCTCCTGAACCATCGCCTCCTCCATCTGAATCATAAAAAAAATAAATTATATGTCTAATTCTAAATAATATATTTTATAATTCAAAATTTATAAAAAATATTATATTTAAAAAGAAGAACCAAAAGCACCTCCTAATGCTCCATTAGCAGCCATTGGTTCCATAGAATCCATAAAAGCATTTTGCATTGCTTGATTTTGGAAATTATTTCCGCCTCCGCCTCCGCTATTCATCATATTAGGAAGAGAATCAATTAGCGAAATATTATTTTGTGCTGGTAATTGATTGACGCGTGGTGCTATTAAAGTGTTATCGAGTGAATCTGCTCTACTAACTTGATGGCTACCTGGCATAACAATGGGTTGACTTACTCTAATATTTCCTTGATTATTTCCGCCTTTTGATTGAGTTTTTCCATTCCACATTTCAACTACTCTATCATATAATATGTTTATTTTAGATCCTAATTTGGTTTGCATGGTCATTATTAAAACTAGTGTGGGAATAATGAAACTTATTTCATTAAATTTGGTATAAGGAACATTACTATATGTTGGGAAATATCTAATAATTTTATCAATTAAATACATAGCAATAAATAATACACCTACTTGAATTATAATTTCTATTATTAATTCAATACTTTCTTTTTTGTCATCATCTTCTGGTATATATTCTTTTATAAGTTTTAATAATACTATAACAGGTATTATAGCAATTATAATATATTGAAACATATTCAATAATATTGCTTTGTTATCACTATCAAAATTAAAAACATAATTGAAAAAACCAGAAGGACTTAATTTAGTATTTCCTCCAACAATATCACCATCTAAAGATTCTTGTACAGTCATAAATACTATTATATATATAAATTAAAAAAAATATAATAATAAATAATTTTACCTAAATAAAAGAATTATTTTTTTTAATCTAGACAAATAATATTTTATTTAATCAATCTAGAAATAATATTTTAATAAATATTAAAAACTTAATAATAATAATTACTAATATGTTAAAAAAATCTTGCGAATCAATAAAATATAGAAATAATAAGTATCACGAAGAAAATCAATATTTAAATTTATTAGATGATATATTAGCTACAAATTCTGAGTTCATTGGAAGAAACGGAAACACATTATCTATTTATGGTTCGGCAATGCATTTTTCACTTGAAAATAATAAAATCCCTCTAATTACAACAAAAAAGGTGGCGTGGAAAACTTGTTTGCGAGAATTATTATGGTTTATTAAAGGAGATACAAATAATAAACATTTAAAAGAGAAAAATGTTCATATATGGGATGAAAATGGTTCGCGCATTTTTTTAGATGAGCGCGGATTATATAATAATAGCGAAGACGATCTGGGTCCAATATATGGTTTTCAATGGCGGCATTTTAATGCTAAGTATATTAATTGTAATAGTAATTATACTAATAAAGGTATTGACCAATTAAAACAAGTAATTGAGTGTTTAAAAGATCCTAAACAAAGAAATTCTAGGCGAATGATTATAACAGCATGGAATCCTTGTCAATTAGATATAATGGCATTACCACCGTGCCATATTATGATGCAATTTAATGTTACAAATAATACAAAATTAAGTTGCTCAATGTATCAACGTTCTAATGATGAAGCTTGTGGGACTTGTTTTAATATAGCATCGTATTGTTTTTTAACACATTTATTGGCAAAACACTGTGATTTAGAACCATATGAGTTCATTTACCATAAAGGAAATTGTCATATTTATAAGGAACATATAGAAAATATAAAAATACAATTAACACGAGAACCATATGAATTTCCTACTCTAGAAATTTGTAATAAGAGAGAAAACATAGAAGATTATTGTGAAGAAGATTTTATTATTCATAATTATAAACACCATGACGCCATAAAATATAAGATGATTCCATAAATCCAACTAATAATTTATTATTTAATATTAATAATTATTAATTAAAATTTAATTAATATTAATAATATTATGGTTTAAAAAAAAGATAATATAGTATTGTAAATATGTCTACAGCAGCGTTAGCTTCGGCACGAAGAAGACGAACAACAAATGATGCGGTGGTAACGTCTCAAAATGTTTCTACTAAAACACCACAACAAGACTCGCCAAATATTGTTAAACAAGTAATGCCTCCTCCACAATCATTAACGCCTCTACAAATATTACAACTTCATGATAATAAATTAAAAGACTTGGAGTCATTATTGGTCGAATTAAATAGTGAAGAATATATAACAAATGTTGTAGATGGAAAAATAAATGACCTGATTCAAGCAAAACTGTCTGCTTTTTCTAGTGAATTAGATAAAGTTCGAACATCAGTTCCTAATGCAAATATGGAAACTAGTATGCTTGACACCAAATTACAATTGTTAGAAACAAGTATCCAAAGTTCTTTAACTATTCAAAATGTAAAAATTGATGAATTTAAAAATGGAATACAAGAAAATTTTAATACTTTTAAAGATAACACTATTAAAATGATTGATCTATTAGGCACTAAAGAAAATCACATTTCTAGCAAAGATGTTGTTATTCCAAATATTAGTGTTGAAAAATTAGATATGGTAATTAGTGATATGAACGAGTTAAAATTATTAGTGATTAAAAATCAAACATTAGCATTAGAAACAAGTAATTCAATTATTAATATGAAAGATGAATTCAAATTAAATAATGAAAAAATTGCGCGAGCTATTGAAAAACTTGAAACTGCGAAAAATATGTGCTGTAGTGAAGCACAATGTGATCCGGCACAAATGTTTCTACAATCCTTTATGAATAATAAATTATTTGGAGGAGGAAGCAAAATGAATATGGAATCTAATTATGATGACGACCAAGAGTTTGATCACGAAGAAGATACTAAAAAATTACATATTGATTTGACAGATGAACAGCTAGTTATAGATGATGAAGAATTAATATCATCTGATGAGAAAATCAAATTTGACGCCAACGAGTTAATTATAGACGAAAATCAATTACAGGAAATATTAGATTTAAGTGCTATGCCTGAAATTAATTTAGAAGATAATAATCAAACAAGCAATGAACCAAGCAATGAAACAAGCATTGAAACAAGCAATGAAACAAGTAATGAACCAAGCAATGAAACAAGCAATGAAACAAGTAATGTATTATAAATAGTAAAAACGGTAATCCTAAGAATAATATTTATTTTATTAATTATGTTAAAATAAAATAAATAATATGTACTACACTATTAATTGATGTTGTTAACCGTAAATTTGTTAATTTTTTGCATAGTATTATTTTTATATGTTCATATATATAGTCATATTAAAACAAGTAGTTTTTTGGAAGTATATGAGGTTGAAAATCTCTCAAAAGATAAATTTGAGGAAATAACTAATTTCAGGCAACCGGTGCTGCTAAGTAATTATACATTAATAAATAATATAACAATAAATAATTTGGTATCTAATTATCCAACATTTGATCTGAATTTATATAATAAACAAAATGAGTCATTTTTAAGAATAAAAATGGAAGAATTTGAATCTATAGTAAATGTTGATGACTCAAATAATTATATAAGTTATAACAATAAAGTATTTTTGGAAGAAACAACAATTGAAAAACTACTGTCTTCAAATGATAGTTTCTTCAGACCATATTATATATGTAATACAAGTTATGATATTATAATGGGAAGAAAAAATAGCATAAGTCAATTGAAATATAGCATTAGTTCGCGAAATATATTATATTTATCAAGTGGTAAAGTAGAAGTAACTTTATGCCCACCAAAATATTATAAATATTTACATGTTAAAAAAAATTACGAATTACTGGATTTTTATTCTTTAATTGATATAGATAATATACAACCTAAATATAAAAATGATTATCAAAAAGTCAAATTTTTGAGAATATTAGTTAATACTAATCAAGTTCTAATAATACCGCCTTATTGGTTTTATAGTATAAAGTTTCTAGAAGAAAATACGCTTGTTTTTTTTAATAGTTATAGGACATTCACAAGTAGTATAGCTATAGTCCCCGAGTTGTTTATACAAATTTTGCAACAAAATAATTTAAAATTAAATATGATAAAAAAATTAAATGAAGAAAATGAAGAAAATGAAGAAAATGAAGAAAATAAAGAAAATAAAGAAAATAAAGAAAATAAAGAAAATAAAGAAAATGATTATACTAAAAATAACAAAATGGAAATTTTAGAAAATCAAACTTCAATATAAATTATAATATATTTTTATCTAAACATAAATCATATAAAAATATATAATACTAATATATAATAATATATAACTAATAACATATTACCGCTTCATATATGTTAATAAATAAATATAAAATAATATCTAAAATTTCAAATGGCGAATTTGGAGAAGTATTAAAAGTAAAACACAATGACAAATTTTATGCTCTAAAATTCGGAACAAAAGAGTTAATCAAATATGAACTATCAATATACAAACAACTAAAATCTTGTAGCAATATATCAACTATATATGATGTTTTTGAATATAATAATACTATGCATATGGTATTAGATTTATATACTATGACTTTAGTAGATTATAAATTGAGAAATTATGAAAATGCAAATTATTTTGAGAGATGTATTGCAAGCGTTAAAGAGTTGGTGCTAATTATCAAAACTATTCATGAAAACAATATACTCCACAGAGATTTAAAACCAACAAATATATGTTTAGATTCAAACTACAAGTTGTTTATAATAGATTTCGGTATTGCTAAAGTATATAGGCACGCAAATATTCATAATAGTCAGGTAAAAATAAAGGGATTGATTGGATCAATTAATTTTTCAAGTATAAATGTTATAAATTTAATAGAACCTTCAAGACGCGATGATATAGAATCGTTATTTTACATATTTTTGTATTTATTATTGTCTAATGAAAATTACAAATACTATGATAGTATTAATACAAATGATAAGAAAAACATAACATCTATTACATATTTAATGCAACATACATTAAATATACAAAATATAGATTATGAGTTATTAAATAAGTTATTCAATTATATTAGAAGATTAAAATATAACCAAGAACCTAAATATGATTATATTGTTCAACTACTTTCTAAAATAATAAAGTAAGTTTTATGGGTTTTCTATCAACAAAAAATAATGTTATATTGTGCATTATTTCTTTTGCTCTTTTTTTAAAGTCATTATTTGATAAATTGTTTATGAAATCTAGCGAGTCGTATATATCATTATTTATAATTGATACCAAATGTGCGAAAGTATATGGTAAATCATGAACCTCGCATAATAGTAATAAAATAGAATAAATATTATTAAAATAATATTTATAATAATTAAACCATTTACTAGTAATATAATTCTTGTATTTAATAAGAACTTCTAAAATTTCATATAATTCGTCTAATGTTATTTTATTATTAGAGAGATTATGAAAGTCGTTTATTTTATGTGTTGCTTGTTTAATAATATGCAGTATTTTTATAGTATTATTTTTCTCACTTTCAATAGCTTTACCACAATTAAAACTTAATATGTGTGTTTGTATATCTCTTGGTAATTTAAAATAAATATTGTTTAAAATTCTTCTTACCTTATGTCCTCTATATATTTTTTGAATTATTACAATTTGTTCGCTATAGTGTATTTTAGCATGGTTGCCACAGTAAAAATTTTTACATAATAAAAAAATAGGATATTTGTATTTTTTACAAATTACACAAAACATAATTATATAATAAAATAATATAAAGGTTTTATATAATATTAATATATAAAATGTCTATGGCTGATACTGCCACCAACCAATATGTAGGAAAAGTAAAATGGTTCAACAATAAATCAGGGTATGGATTTATTACTTTTATTAATTCGAGTGATTTTAAAGGTAAGGATATTTTTGCTCATCATTCTTCATTAAATGTGAAAGATGAAATTTACAAATATTTGGTTCAGGGAGAATATATTGAGTTTAATATTCAAAAAATGGACTCTGGAAATCATGAATATCAGGCAACAAATATTAAAGGAATTCTACAAAATGATTTAATGTGCGAAACGCGCCATAAAAATCGCGACCTATCTAAAAATTCGGACTCTCTAGTTATTAAGTCTCATAGTGTCCCCGGCAATGTGAGACCGTCGCATAAGCATGCGAAATCATAAAAAGTCAAAATTACTATTTTATTAAATAATAAAATACAATACAAATATAAGTAGCGTTGAACAAAAGATTAAAAAAATTAATTTGATTGAAATAAATAAATAGTATAGTCTTGTGTCTATATTGTAAGAAATTGTTAACATATGATTATCATTATATAGAACAACTTCGTTATTATTATTATTATTATTATTATTATTGTTATTATTATTATTGTTATTATTATTATTGTTATTATTATTATTATTATTATTATTAGTAATACTAATAGTATCACCATAATCAATAAATACTTCGTTATCATTATTATGCGATACAATATTTTGTATTGTGCTATTTTCTTGACTGCATATAAAACATCTTGATATATTTTTTTTATAAATATTTTTTTTTACCCAATTATTAATACAAGAAATATGGACAACATTTCTACAACAAGTCAGAGTACAATTATCATTATTAGATATATCGTTTAGACATATTACACATTCTGTGCAATCCATATTTATGAATATTAAATATATAAAAAAATTATTATTATATAATTTTTTTATATATTTTAAAATGTGGAAAATTGTTGAGGAGTGTGAAGTAGTGTGAGTCAAGAAATCCAAAGTCAAGAAATCCAAAGTCAAGAAATCCAAAGTCAAGAAATCCAATGTAATTTTTCGTCATAAGAAATAGCGTTCCACATAGCAGAAATTTCTTTAATAATATCGGAGAATTTGGGTTGAAAGTTATAATTGCCGGTAACAA